TCATGGTTGCTTTCCCTCATTGGCAGGAAGTTGATAGGGACGGAAGCGGACCACCTTTTGGCCGGCCCACTCATTCAAACAAAGAAACTGCCCCTGCAACGGCTCAATCTCATTGCAGCCAAACACAGCAGCCGCCTTCGTCACATCTCCGAACCCTCCGGTGTTATTCGGCATCGTCCCCAGCAACTGCGGCGGCACCCGGTGCGCGGCCAGCACATTATCCCGCGTGCAGTTCTTGATATTGAAGAATTCATCCTTGGCCGCGATCTCCGCCACCGGCAGCATCTGCCCCCCATCCTTCTTCCCGCCAGGCGCATAGAGAAACAAATTCCGAAAATTCCCCGGCGCCTTGCTGTTGCGCATGGCCTCGCGCAGCTTGTCCACATCAGCGACGTTGCTCAAGTACGTTTTCCCCTATCGGGGCGGGCGGATCGTGGAGATGGGAAACAACGGCGGGAACCAGGCGCGCGAGCGGGCGAAATTGCCGCAAGTGCGCGTGCATGACCTCCGGCACACGTATGGCACCCGCCCGCGCGCCGCCGGTGTCTCCGAGGAAGACCGGGCGCTATTGCTGGGCCACGCCAGCAAGAGCATGCCCGAGCACTACGCGACTGGAACGGTCGAGAGCCTGGTCGACCAGGTCAATAAGGTCGAGCTCACGCGGAAGAGGATGACGATCTTACGCGTGGTCAACGGCTGAACAACGTCACGCAAAAAGTCACGCAGGCCGTTTTTGCAGAGACACGAAAAGCAAAAGGCCTCTAACGCGGTAACGTTAGAGGCCTTTATCTGCAAGACTTTCGCCTTAGTGCATTTGGTTGCGGGGGCGGGATTTGTCCGTTATCTACCGTTCAGAATTAGATAGCCAACACACACTTATAAGGCAAAGCTTATTTCAGCAGTTTATAAGCTGGAACAAATATCCCCCCTTTCTTTCTGGCATTAGTCCTGTCTACTTCGCGTAATTTCTGCAAACGATATTTCAAGGCAACGTCAAAAATCGTACGATGAGAATCGTTGAGTTTTTAAATATGGCTGGATATACTGTATATCCATCCAGTATTTATGTTGTCGGGCCTCAGCCATCGCTGGGTGGAATGCCCCGATCAATTCCGTTCGCGGCCAATTTACTTATCAGATTGGAAAATTATGACGACGGCTTATAGCGTTTCGAATGCAGTTCCTTTGTCCGCTCTTCCTACCACCAACGGTGTGCAGCAGCAATTTTTTGCGCCCAATACAAACGATGGGCCGGCGACTTTCGCTCCCGATGGACTCTCTGCGGCTCCCATTTTTGGCCTCGCGGGACATGCCCTGCAGGGCAACGAGATTCCGGCAGGAGCGCTGGTCAGCCTTTCCTCCTATATCGGCCCGCTATTAAATTCCGGCGCTCTTTGCTGGTTGTTGATCGACTGCGCCGGTGGCGCGCAACAAATCACACCCGCGAGCCGGGGCGAGCAAGCTGTCACCTTGGACCAGCTCAATAAAACTGGACGCTCAGGGATTCGCGGACTCGTTGGCAAAGCAAACGCAACTTCCCCTGCAACTAAGTTCGATTTCTCCACTGCATCGCGCACATTCCGTGACCCGAACACGGGAATTGTTCAGACCAGCTACAACACATCAGTCATTACAGTAGACGCCAACTTGGCCGGTCCAGTGCTGAACGGCCGTGATCAAGCTGCAGCTTTCACGGCAGGTAGCTGGATTTACCTATATGCCCTCTCCGACGGCAAAGGTTCCGAAGGCGCAGTCTTCAGCGCAAATCCGCCCTCAGTTGGGCCGAACAACGTTCCTGGCTACCCCTATGTCGTCCTGATCACAGCCCTCTACTGGACCAGCCAATCGGTAATTCGACGGGTCGTTGCATCGGGCAATACGGTTTATGAGGCTGCCCAAATTAGCATTGCCGCCTCCGGCAATACCGCTGGATCTGAAATCGCGTTCAGTACGGCGCTTGCTTGCCCACCAATTGCACTGCGTTGGAAAGCTCGTATCAATTCGTACATCTCCACCAATTCGGGCGGGGGAGGCACCGCTTCGGCGAGCTATCGCTTCATTTCTGGACTTGAAGCGAAAGAAATCCCGTTGGGGCAGCCAGTGGCGAATGCGACAGCATATGACAACGAGGAAGTTGAATTCCCCAATGTCTCCCAACAGCTCTTCTTGGTGTTTTCTCTTACGTCGGGCCCGGGAAACATTGCGTCGATCCTTACCAACGTCAAGTCTGTCGGCTACGTTGTTCCCAATGGAGACAACTGAGTCTGACAAACACCGTGCACGCAAAAATTGCGAGCAGCGATGGCTAGAGGAAGATTTGTCTTAATCAGACCAGTCTAGGTCGCTTGCCAGCAAAGAGAGCCCGGGTCCTGAAAAAGACCCGGGCTCTTTTAATTAGGAGAAGTCACCCGGATTGAAATTAACTTGAGTATCGAAAACGCCATATGCAACTCTGCGGTTTCGATATAAGCCATTGAGAACCAACATTAATGCTCATCCTTGCCAAGGGGGCAGCATCCATTCGGCACCCTCAGTAACCAAAAATGTTAAGCTTTTGCACCTCCACATTTACAAACGCTTAACAGACTGGTTGGGAAGAACTAATGTCGCTTATTAATGAGTCAAAAATAAATACACTTTTCAAGGTTGGAATAATACTGATATCGCTGAGCGCCTTAGTCTTAGTTTTTACTGCAGGAATGACACAAGACGTCAGCTTCGACGCGGCATTCAATCTGCAAGTCGCAAAAAGCATTTCTCATGATTTGGTTTACGCGTCAACGTATAACCCTAGCTACATTAACGACTATCGAATTACCACCAACGGACCACTACAGTATCTTTGCGCATTGTTTTTGACAGTCTTCGGAGACCGGCTTGGATTAGCGCTCACGCTGACTCTAGTAGCGTTCTTTTTCTTATACTCCGCCAAGAAATATTCTTCATTAGCCTGGCTCCTTTGCATCACCATCATTTTCACCAGCGCGACTTTCTCAGATCAACTGACGTCGTTTTTGGGTGAAATAACAGCCCTCGGTTTTTTGATACTTGGACTACATACCATAAGCAACGCTCCATTGAGCCGAAACGAAGCTGCGTCTCTCGCAATGGGTAGTGTCTTCTTCGGCTTTGCCATATCAACCAAACTAATAAGTGGTGTAGTCATTCCCTTCTTGGCATTCGGAGTGTGCGCATTGCGCCAACCGAAGTTGACGTGGGCGAATTTCACCTCGACCACCGTTCGCGCAATTGCTGTAAGCCTGGGCGCGCTCGGTGTCTTTATAGCAAGCTTCTATTTCTCCAGCTTCACATCTGAGCTCTTAGTGAAGTTTTTACATGCGGGAAGTCTTGAGATGCCGCCGACTGCACCGGGGCTGGGAAAATTCATTGAACATCATTTCTGGCAGCGCTCGACAGCTGCAGGGAGATACATGCTTCATTTAGATTCTTTTTCTAATCCACTCACGCTACCTTTAATTTTCTTGGCCTCCGCCTTACTTCTAGTTTTCTCTATTTTCTGGGCGCCACTCGTTCTTTTATGCGGCTACATTCTCATCTCTGGAATGGATGAGCGTCGTATCATGCTAATTTACTTCCCCCTTTTGTTGGCGGCCGCTTGGTGCGCCTCGAAGCAACTGAGACAGGTCAGCGAAACACGTAACCAATTCATAACATCAAGAATATTGCCGGCCGCATTTGTAGCAACTACGCTCCTTCTTATTGCGCCGCAAATGCAAAAAAGCACCCGCCCGGGTCTTATGTTACAGACAGAGAAATTCGAGAAACTTTTATCGCTCAAAAGAGCTGACCTCGCTTCCTTTCCAGTAAATCCAGACATCATCCAGATGTCACAAATTATCTCAGCAACACCTGGCAAGGTTTTAACAAGCGGATGGTGGCAATTTCCAGAGTACCAGTTGGCTAGCGGCCGAAATTTCTACGATAGAACTGCTCCCGCTCCTGCAGAGCAACTAAAGGGAAGAACGGATTTACTGCTGCTTTTTGACAAAAGCTTTAAATGGTATCCGGAAACCTCTATTGCGCTTTGCAGCGACGTGATCGCAGAGAGGGGTAATTTGGTTTTCTGCAGGTTCAAACCGGACACAAGACTTAATATTCGAGTTGGAATAGAGCAATCCTAAGCTCGTTTCACACAGGTAATGAGGGCAATTTGAGCCTAGTGATAGTAATCCACGCGGCTAAAATTGGCCGAGGATGCTGGCATTCTGCAAAGTCGTGAGCACGCAGAAACTGTGAAGCTGAAGACGATAGAGTTACGCCAAGCAAAAGGCCTCGAACGCTGTCACGTTCGAGGCCTTAATTTAAACGGCTCTTAACCTTTAGATTTGGTTACAGGGGCGGGATTTGTCCGTTATCTACCCTTCAGAATACGCTGACAAAAGCGGCCGGACCCAGTAATTGCCAATTCAGCCGGTTCAGTTGTAGTGGTGAGCAAATTTCCGCTCTTTTCTTCGTTAGCAGTCTGGTCGTCTAGCCCTGAATCATCCATATCGTCCCCTCATCAACCCAAAATACCAAATTCGACGCGAAGGGGCACAAATAGCGGCGCATGTTTCGCGACTGAAAATACGTACACTAGTTCATCATATCCCTTCTCGTGTAATATTTCTGCATTATCATAAAGACAACTTATTTTCCGAGTAGTATTTTTAAAAACTGAAAAATCCGAGGATATAAGGGGGGAAATAAATGACTCAGCTTGCACTTCAATTTCGTGGTCACATAGATGAATGGCCTATGGGTCCAGCAACTGTGTTATTGAGTAGGGATGAAGACGCTCCGAATGAATTCGTACTCTATTGGTGGCTTAAAAACGAGCCAAATCACACATCCTCTCGACAAGCGTTGTTTGAGTATGACCCGGCCATCAACGGCTTTAACCCAACACTCTTATTCTCGATCAACGAGAGATTGGTTCCAGGCACAATAGCAATCCCCGCGCAAGAATTGGAATATCTCACTGCCAGTGTGATCAAGCTAACACTGATAGATGACACCCTTCAGTTGAACTGGCAGTTATCGGGAGTCAATGCAAAAAATTGCACTTTTTTACTGATTTCAAATTTAGCTGAGAACAAAGAATTTCCGATTACGCTTTGCGAAAAATGGGCCGATTTTCGCGACTGGGCCAATTCCGCAAGGGACAGCTTCGGTGCTGCGGCATATCGTGGACACGGTAGTCAAAAATTTAAGTTGCAGACCACTCTTTCGAGAGCTGGGCGAACTAGGATTGACAGATATGAGGTGGATACTCTTCGCCCGTTCCAAAATATTGCCGAGGTTATTCTAGATCGCCACGTATCCTTGTCCGATGGACAGTCTTATACGCATCTACTCGGTTTGGCCCAACATCATGGATTACCAACACCGCTCTTAGACTGGACCAGGTCCCCATATATCGCGAGCTATTTTGCTTTTTCAGATGCGCTGGAGAATGCGCGCGATCCAGAGATACATACACACGTTCGAATTTATGCTCTTAGTGGGCAATATTACCGGCACGAATACTCAGAAGAAGTTGTACTGCCAACTTATGCTCCTTTCGCAAAGCCTCTCTCAATATCTGCCCTGGGAAATCCAAGATTACACGCGCAGCAAGGAATATTTTTAGCAACAAACGTTGTCGACCTTGAACAGTTTTTAACACACCGTCAGGTAGGAAATGTCTCTACTATCATGGCAGCTGATATCCCAATAAAATGCATGCAGGATGCAATGAAAGACTTAGAATTTATGGGTATAACTGCAAACTCACTATTCCCAGGACTTGACGGAGCATGCCGTCACTTAAAGCAAAAAATGTTGCTTGCTAAAACCAATCTTTTCTCTGAACGCACCCCGGAAGAACCAAGGTGAGTTCGATAAGGGACAATCACTAAGGTGCGAGACTATCTGGGCAGATTGCGGCCGTTTCTACTACAACTCCTTGACCTGTTTAATGACCCAAATGTGGTGAACAGCAAGCCGCTCTTCACCACATTCGAAGTAGGCTTGGCCGATAAACCTAGCTCGCCCCTTATCGACACCAAAGATTACTTCAGGATCATGTATCCCTGACGGCTTCGTTGAGTCGCGCAGCCAGTTGCTATATCTATTGGTGAACTCTTGCGAAAAACAAATATCACCACTCTCGTCTTCAGTACAACATCCATGTACACGCAAACCTTTGATATCTCGAAGGGATTGCAGCTTTTCCGTAGTTACCGGGAAGAATTCAGCAGCTCCAGTGACACGCGCGAGATGGATTTCATCAATCATTGCAGCAAGCTTGAGCTTGCTATGCGTTTTCGCCAAGCACGCAATGAAATCCAGTGAGGTAAGCCCGAAATCCAGAAATGCCCAGTAGGTCAGAAGTAGCGCGATTTTGGACTCAGCACGGATCACTACCGGAAATTGTTCCTGCTTTACCCCGTGGTCGTCTCCATGCGCGACTCTGTTGCGAACCTTCTTAATCAAGCTGAACTCAGCCTCTGAGAGGTTGATGATTTTTACAATGTCAGCATCAATAGATGCCTTGGCCAGAACGTACTTCCCCTCTAAATTCAAGTTATCTGACGAAAATGCTTCGCCAGCGATCTCAGAAATCTTTCCAAACTGTTCGGGCGTGAGGAACGGCAATTCGTTCGCAAGATTAAGCCTGAACTTGTTCATCTTCTTTGATGAAGGTGGCACAGGCGGCATCGGATTTTTTCCATTAAACCGAATGTTCAAATAACTATCTAAAAGACTGACATATCCCAAAGCCTTGTATTCCCAAAATCCCTCATATCGCTGCATGCCCGCGAGACGAACCCAACATACTTTTCTATACTCAGATTGGTAGTAGCAGTTGAAGATAGTCTGCCACCGTCCGTCAAGAGCAGGTTGCTGGATAAAGTATCGTACCCAAAAGCTACTGTCATCAGTGTCCCTCTCGGGACGTTCAAATGTGGGGAAGTAGATTTTATGAGAGCGCCCTGAATCGCCCGAAACCACTACGCTCGAAATGGTTGCTGGATAGGCAAGCAGAATCGAAAGAAGACAGGAGAGCTCATGAGTCTTGGTTTTCAAATCTACGAGACTGAAAGGAGCTTTCTTCGCCGAAAACACAAACTCGATATGCTCATGCAGGATGAGATCCTCGCCTTGCTGACTACGAGACGTGCGATACTCGCTTCGCAAATCAAAGTGCTCTTCGTCCGTTTTTACGGTGACATCGATATCTTTAGGAAATCGCTTCCAAGTGAGTACGTCTCCCACTGAACCTTCAACAATTCTCCAACGTAGAAACCATTCGGAAACTTCGCTGTATCTGACAGCGATTGAGTTGAACTCTGTTTTACTCAAATCTCCTTCGATAACATAGTATGCGTATAGGGCAATACCATTGGCATTGCAGTCGCAGAGACAGAATGTGGTCCCGTCATCGGTGACAGCCTTTACTAGGGCAAACTTTGAATCCGGGATCCGTAACTCTGGGGCACTGTCTGAAATCGAAAGATTGACGTATGCTGATTGAAATCCTCCAAAAAAGAAAGTTCCAGATCCAAGTCGCCCGAGCTGGTCGTGTTTTAGTTCAACGTTAAACTCTTTTCGCTGCGGAATGTGATTATTCTTAATCATTTACCCCTCGAACTATTTAGACATACGCAAGCTTGCAAAAATGGTGACATCCTCTAACTTTATTAAGATAATCGCGTTAGCTGTTCGCATGCAAACCAATATTTCCCGCGTCTCGGCATGAACTTCAGTGCCGCAGGAAGTCCCGTTCCCAAAAAATGCGTCAATCGAAGGTGGATTCTGACCGATAACAATCGCAGCTCTGACCAACGAATTTATATATTCCCCTGAAAAATATGACCGCGAATATCTCAAATGAACAATTCTTTGCGGAATTTGATTCCTTAATTCGTTGCATGCCGGAGATCAATCACCTTCATCACAACACGTCTGAAAATTTGGAATGGTTAGGTCAAGCTGCCGCTTTAGTGATGCTCGCGGATCCCGTTCGTGGAATAGTATTTAAGGGGACAGTCGATCAGCTTTTCAACATTAGGCTCAACCCAACGGAAGTAGCGCGAAGCGTCGTCGTTACGTTACAGCAGTTTCGGAATGAGTATCGAATCAAAAGTGCCGGACCTCTGACGATGGCTTTTCCTCCGGGTAGGCAATTTGACTATTTCGACGAAGTTAGAAAAATATTGGAAACGGCCTCTACAGACCTCTTCATAGTTGATCCATATCTCGGCGCTGATTTTATAAGCCGGTATCTTCCGCATGTGAGAAGGAATGTAATAATTCGCCTTATGATTGAAAATCAGATTACTCAAGTACAATCAGCTGTAGCACTTTTTTCCCAACAATATGGCCATTCAATCGAGATACGTAAGTCATCTAATATGCATGACCGATATATTTTTATCGACGGTCGCGAGTGTTTTCAAAGCGGGGCCACATTTAAAGATGGGGCGTCAAAGTCGGCAACTACTTTGACCCAAATCACCGATGCATTTGAAGCGGTGAGAAACATCTACGAAACAGCTTGGAGTAGCGCAACCACACGATAAGAGCGACCGAAGACAAGGGAGCGTAGGCACAGAAAAATATAGAATGATGGTATCAATCAGGTTATGTTTCAGCCAAGCCAAGCAATGGTAAGAGTATATGTCGACACTGTGAACGATTCCTATTGCAGTAGACCCTCCCTCGCATCGTAAGTCGGTCAGGGCCTCGCTTGATTCGCTACTTGCCCAGTGGATTGAAGTATGATCCGGTGATGCCAAAAATCAGCCGAACGCGCTCCACTTACTGCTGTCCTGCTTCGTTAATTTCTCGCGCTGCGCGGTGGCACTTGTCGACACAGGCGTTGATGACCCGCACGATGCCGTCGCCCTCCAGGGCGAAAAGCTGCAGCTAGGAAAAAGTTTAAAATTTCAAAAACAACAAAGGCAATTGGTTAAGAAAAATATGCTCTCGAAAAGGGGGATCATTGCCGGACTGGCACTCCTGCTGACTACAGGCGCAGGCAGCGCATCTGGACTTCTGGAAATCTACGGGGACTCGACTCTCATGGGGGTAGATGGGGGTGCCTTAGCGCAGAACCCCTCGAATATACGAGTCGTTGCGTCGCCCGTCCAAGACTTCATTTCGATCCCTGGCTTCGCTATTCACAACTCATCGGTAAGCGGCGATTCAACAAAGACGGTCCTCAATGGACATTACGCCAACATGCGGTGGCCAGAGATGGCCAAAGCGTCGTGTGCGACGGTGATGCTCTTCAACTACGGAATTAACGACAGCCTGACCATTTCTGAAAATGAGTACGTTGCCAATCTAAAGGCAATTATCAGAAGCGCTAGAGGAAACGGACACGACGTCATTCTCCAGACGCCAAATCCTTCAAGGCTAGGGGGCGTCGCACACTACGCTGAGATAATGCGAAAGGTAGCGCGCGAGGAAGGCATTCCAGTGATCGATGTTCAGCAATATTTTTCCTCGATCATTCCTGCGTTGCAAAGATCAGAATTTATCCCTGATGGCACCCACCCAAACCAACAGGGCTATGAACTTATCGGGAAGTACATGCAGGTTCGCCTCAAAGAAATTCTGTTAGATCGCCGAGTCGCTGTTCAACTCCCTTTGAGGTCCGTCAGAGAGCTCCGAGATGGCGCACGCCGCGTCCTCAGAAAATAAAGTCTGAGTCGCATTGATTCTGTTTCGGGGCCTTGTTCACCTAGTGACCAAGGCCCCAACTTCGAATACTATTCGGCGGCACCTCCGGTCTTTGAATCGAAGATCACCTGTTCGGCGCGATGGTATTTGTCGACGCAGGCGTTGAGCTCCCGCACGATGTCATCGCCTTCGAGGGCGAAATCGAGAAGAACGTCAGCAGCCTCTGGCAGAAGTTCGGCTCGCGCTTCTCGATCCCCAGCTGCGGCAGCTTGGGCAGCGGCGGCTGCACTAGCCGCGTCGACGGCGACTGACAGGCGCAGAGCACCAGTGCGCAACTCATCACGCAAAGCATCCATCCGTTTTTTTGCATCGTCTTTCTCCTTTTGAAGAGCGGCCGCCATGTTGGCGAAGGCCTGCTGGCCTCCGCGCTCAGCCTCTCGGTATCGTTCGGTGGCGCTGGCCAGCGCCATGGCATGCTGTTCACTGACCTCCGCCGCCCTGCCCTCATCGATTTGTGCCTGGCGGTGCCGGCCCCAGAGGTAACCGCCAAGCAGGCCCAGGCAGAGAGCCAGTACGACAGCGCCGAGGGCGGTCGCCACAGTCTGAATCCGGTTCATGGGATCACCTCCAGAGCGCGGTCATAGAGCGCCTTGCGCTCGGCGAATCCGTTCGCATCACCGATGGCGGCCGTCTTCTTTCCCCGGTTGACCAAGTCGCTCACGCCATCGATGTCGCCAGCATCCGCCCACTTGGCCAAGCCATTGACCGACCAGAACCAGCCGGCAGCGCGACAGCCGTGGACCGGCTCGCACAATAGGCGCGGCTGCTCCACGCAATCCACGTGAAGCGCCATCATGGCGGCCAGATGGTTGAGGTAGCCTGTGATCTGAATCGGCCCATGGCCTTTCCAGAATCGGCCCGGCGTAGAGCCGTAAGCGGCCGCGATCCGGATCGCTTCCGGATTGGTGTTACCGAGATCGGCTCGATTGTCATAGGCGGCACCGCTGGCCAGTTCCTCCATGAACCGGAATTGCCCCGATTCATGGCCGATCTGCGAGAGGAAGGCCGCAATGCGCAGGCGCGTGTCGATCCCGAATTCCTGCATAGCTGCATTGAGGGGCTCCAAAAACAACGATGCCCGCGTAGAAGCGGGCATGATGCGCTGGAGCTGGGCAAGCGTGAGAATCATCTCTGCTCTCCTGTATCGGTTGCACGACGGTTACGGTAGATCCACCCGCCGGCCAGCAAACCGGCCACCCCGACGTTCGAGATCACCTCGGCCGGCTGAGGGCTGATGTAGCCATAGAGCGGCCCGGTGATCACCCCGAATGCGCCCACGGCCGAGATGACGTACCACGCGCGCACCAGGTGATTGCTGCGATGGTTCATTCGGTTCAGCGCGAAGACGCAATGGAGGAAGAGCGCGAGGCTGGCGATGAAGTTGACGACCAGCAGGTAATTGGTAGCGAGCAGGATCTTGGTCATTTGGATGGCTCCTGGTTGATGTTGCCCCCTCCGAATTTCGTACGCATCCAGCCCAGCCCCAGCGGGATCACCGTTTGGGAGCTCGCCCCGATCAGAAAGCCGCTGCAGAGCCTGGTGGCCTCCGAGTACTTTCCGGACCAGGCGAACGCATCGGACTGGATGGCCCAGGCGTGCAGCATGGGGCCGACGTAGCCGCCCATGAGCGCGCTGGCGATCAGGATCATCACTGCACGTGGGCGGGAGACTGGCGGCATGCTGGAGAGCATGGCCAGACCACCGGCCAGCCCTGCCAGCAGCATCTCGTACTGCAGTCCCAGGAATGACCCTGTAATGGTGATGGTGCCGACGGCAAATGCCCCCGAGCCGGCACCGATCACTGCCCCTGTTGTTGGTTCTGGCATGTATGTCCCCGATGGATAAAAAAATAGCCGCCCTCTGGCGGCTGTGTGTTGTGTGCAGACGTCTGCACTACTCTGCGGCGGCGAGATCCTCCGGAGTGGCCACGGTGAAGTTTGTCGGCAGCGGAGAACGGGTGAATGCCGTTCCGTCCCACTGCGTCACGTACAGGGGTGCATCGAAGTCGTCAGCCACCTCCACACCGACACCACCGGCAATCTCTTCCAGGAAACCAATCGCGATCAGGCGTTTGGTGGTTTCATCGTAAAAGGCCTTTTTCATCTAGACATCTCCATTCGATACGGTGAAACCAACGCCTTGCAGCAGGCTAGAAACTGCAGAGAGGTTGCCAGCACCACCGGTCAAGGTAAGGGCGCAGACAAGCTGCTGCCCGACATTCGGAAACACACACTCCTCGGTGTAGTAGGACGTGTCGAGTGCCTGAGCGCACCCCATGTCGATATCCTTGCCTGCGAACGCAGCCAAGAAACGCCACGACGCGGTCGCGGTCCCTCCTCCCGCCGAATTGGACGATAGATAGGACTTGATCCGCGTCACACCCAGTTGCGCCCAGGCCGGCCAGGCAAGTGAGCAGTTGGCAACGACCTCGGTCCCGCTAGTATTGCCAACTGTCAAAATCGACTGCCATGATGCCTCGAAATTGCGCGAACCCCGCATTGCGCAACGACGAATAGCCGTGCCAGTCCAATAGGCGCTGTGGCCAAATACCCAGCTCACGTAGGCACCGAACATAGTGGGCCCTGCAGTAGGAGCATTGGCGCTCCAAACCGCCGTCTCGTTGCCGGCGGCGTCAATCAGAAAGAACAGGTTCAGCCATCCTGCTGCAAAAGCCCCGGCCTGGTCACGTCCACCAGCAACAGGACCGGCCAGCGCGGCATCGGCCGAGATCGTCGCAGCGCTGCGCGAGATGATCGTGTCGCCTGTACCGGGATTACGGTAGATCCGCTGTGCACACGTGAAGTCATACTTCGTGGCGGGCACCGCCGCATTGCGGTCACCGCGCAGGCCGCGCACTCCCGAGACTGCCGGAGCGCGACCAACAAGCTTTTTGATGGCCAGTAACAGCTGATTAGAAACAATCTCGCTCGGGACGAGGCCTGCCTCAATAATTACTGCCAATAGTTCGTCGGTCGTCAGATTCCCCCATGCAGCTGGGATCAACGATCCTTGCTGCCCTGTCTGCTCATCTTCATCCACGAACTTGCCATTGACCAGGCCAACACCTGAAACACTCTTCGGAAAATCCATTCTCGTTCCTTTATTCGTATTCGAAGAGCACCACCGTGAACGGCGGTGCCCAGCGCTTGATCACACACTCCACGGCCTCATTTGGGTTCGAACCGAAGCGCTCGCCCCAAACGGCAATGCCGAAGCGTCGGCCACCTGCATGCCGGCGACCCAACTTGATCGTCCAGATAAATTGCGCGGCCCAGGTCCCGAATCGAGCTTTACCAAAGCGCGACCGGCCGAACCGAGGCGTGCGCCACTCAACGGCAGTTGCATCGGGATAGCCCAGCTCCCGCGCCAGGCTAACGAAGTAAGCCAGGCTCTGCCCCCCCTGTGCCAAATGCCGGCGCAGGACGGCCGCCTTACGCTGGTCAAAGCTTGGATCGTCAGAAAGACACTCATCGGGCAATCCCATGACCGCCTCCCAGTCGCTGACCAGTTCGCGCATCGTGGGCGGGAACAGCTCTGCCAGAAGCGCATCTGCCCGCACATCGATGCGCGCGAACTCAGGCGCAAGGCCTTGCAGAACCTGATCTACTTCCCCGCCGTAGAACTCTCGATCCCACGCAGGGCCGGGCGGCAGCAGCTGTCGCATCTGTTCCAGGTAGTCCGCTTCGGTCATAGCCATTCGATGTCTCCGAAGGTCGCGATCTCATTACGCAGCACCGTGACGTTCGCCGCCGGCACCAGCATCTCGTGATCATCCTCGCCGGCGGCACCGCTGATGGCTTCATCCTGGTGACTGCGTAGCAATGTCACTCCCAACGACGCTTCCGCCAGGATCACAGCCTTCAACGCCGCCCTCACCGCAGCACGCACCGGCCCGGTATCCGGCGTTAGCCTGATCTGGTAGACGATGGGCTTGGGCGTGGGCGCGAGCACGTAGAGCTCACCGGTGGCATGCCGTTTCTTGTCGAGGTACGCGAACACGGCCGTACGGAAGGCTTCGTTAGGGAATGGATCATCATCCCCATCGCACATGATGAACACGGCCACCGTGCCAGGACCGACCCAGTTCCGTCGCGTCCAGGCCCTGGTCACGCCGGGATACTCCAGCGCCCAGGTTTCATAGTCATCGGCAGAACCCCCTTGCGGGACGAGGCGATAGGTCCGCAGCACCGCTGCCCGCAACTGCTCCAGCGTTTCCTGGTTGACCCCACCGGTCATGCCCGCCGAGGTGATCACAGCCTCATCACTCACGCCCAGCACTGGAGACACCGCCGTGAGCTTCGTCCCGCCATCGAGATTTCCGGCCGCGCCCGCGACCACAGCGCGGATCGGGACCGCCGTCACTCCGTTGATTACCGTATCGGCCGTCACGATGACCTGACTACGATCAGGTGCCTGAAAAAGTGTCCCAGCGTCGACCGGCGCGCCAGTCTGCCCTTCGCACTCCATAAATCCAGTCGCATAGGTTGCCGCGCGGTAGCCACGACCGAGCCGCCATTGGGAGTAGCGCAGTAGCATCTCTTCGTCGCACTTGTCAGGCAGACTCTGCGCGGCGATGTAGTCCTGGTGCTGGTAGAGGCCGGCCGCGACACCGCTATGCACGCGCGACAGCACTTCGGCGTCCGTCCGGCGAAGCGCACCGGCAGAAGTAGCGGGGACCAGATCCGCCCTCACCCGCTTAATCAAGGCCACGAGGCCCGGAATATTAAACGGCATTGATCACCCTCCAAAAATCATCGATCTCGATCTGCAATGGCTCATCACCAAGCAGATCAATCACTGCACTCATCGTCACGCCGTCGGTACCGGTACGAGCAACCGTCACCGTGACCTTGCTGGCATGGCCATCAGAGACAAACCACGCCAGCGCCTCTTCACCGAATGCCACCGCGTCTCGCAATGCGTCGTCCGTAATGGATCTGCGCTGCAGCAGCCAAACACGCGAGCCGATCTTGTCATCGGCCACCGTGGGGTAGCTATCGGCCCACCAGCCAAGCGGATCTGCTCCATCGTTCGGATCGGATGGATCTGCACGACGCCAGCTGAAAAGACTGATGACAGCGGCCCGCCACAGAACGGCGCGGCGATCATCCTCAGAAAGCGTCAGGATCATCCGCCACCTCCCGCCTTCGGCGAGCTGGTAGGCGGGCCATCGTGTTCCTGGTGGAAGTGCTTACTCAGCGGAACGTTGTCCACGATCACCTCCGGCATCTTCATCGGCCCCGTGGATTCGGCTATCCCCGAGGCAGCGAGCTCGAAGTCACCAGTGGCGATGCTGACGCCTTCCTCGGCGACCACCTCGTAGCGCTTCGCCTTGACCCGATAGACATCACACTCGACCTCGATGATGCGGCCCTCCTTCATCAGGATGCGGGCACCTTCGTGCGTATAGATGGCCACCTCGCCCGGCTTCAGGTCGGTCGGCCGATAGCGCTTGTCGCTCGGCATGATGACGGCCGCATGAGAGCGGTCGCCGTCAAAGAACAGCGCCAAGCCGCCCGCGCCGGAAAGAGGAATGGATGTGATGCCGTACTGCTCGAACAGCTCCACATCGTCCTTGCTCTCCCCGTCGAGGATGCTGACTTGCATGCGCTGGCGGCGCTGGCCAGGCTTGGTCAGCACCACCGTACATCTGGCGATTGGACTGTCGTTGCTCATGAATTCCTTTCCCAATCTGCAGGCAGCAGGTATTCGAAGCCATCTTTCGATTTCTTCAATTTCATGCGCTTGCGTTTGTCATTTGGTTCTGGCTCGAAGCCATCCGGTGGCGCGACCTTCAATACCGCTGTCGTACCGGCAGAACGGGACCGCTTGTAGCTGACTTCCGAGATCAGCATGTCGCGGTCAAAGCCGATACAGGGCGTACTGGAAGACTGCTTCGGCCAAGTCATCCCTGGCGGCCGCGATGTCATCAGCGACCGGGACCTCGGCTGGCGTCGTCACGGTGGCCGCCTGCATATCCAAGCTGGGCGTCGCGCTTGCCGCGACTACCGGTGCCGGGATCGGAACAGCCGCGGCATCGAGCATGCCGTTATAGGTCGCCGCGTCTTGCATCAACCCCACCAGGGCGCTCTGTACACCCTGCGCATCCTGGCCACCGGAGACGGGGGCCTGGGCGAGCGCGGTGATTGCCGCTCCACTGCTCGACACCGAGCTACTGGAACTGCCGAAACTGCTAAACGGCCGTTCCAGATCCGCCAGCGCCGAGAAGACCGTCGCTCCAAAGGAAGACGGAGCGTTCATCAGCGAATCGACCATCGCGCTCGTGGACGAGAACAGGGAGGACAACGGCTTGATGTAGTTATTGACCGCACCGTACACAGCCGCCACGTTCGCCTGGATGGCCGCCACCTTTACCCTGGCCATGTTCACCGCTGCCATCGCGTCAGAGAACCGGCTGAGTGCAGAATCCTTGACTGACTTTGCAGACGTCTGCACCTGCTGCGCAGTGTTGGCCGTCGCGATCGGAAAACCGAGTTCACCCGCTTCGACAAAGACCAGCTCGAAGCGCACCACGCCACCCTCGTCCCAGCTATGGCTTGCCGTACAGTCGCTAGTGGCCGTCACCTTCATTCGCCCGTACCAAGGGTGGATGAGCTCCCCCTCGCCCGGCTTGTCCAGTGCAGCCAGCAGGGCGTCGCGCTCGTCCAGGCAAGCTGGACCGATCACGAAGGCAACAAAGCGGATGGTCCGCGTCTTGCGCCCCATATCCTCCACGCGGGGCTTGTCCTTGCCTGGATACTCGAACACCACCACATCCCGGCCGACCGGCGAGGTTTCCGTATTGACACGGAATGGGACGCCTCGGAAGGAGGCCGGCTTGAGCCGTTTTTTCCATTCGCTCATCAGTTCCGTCCCAATGTTCTATAGCCGACCTTCGGCGTGATGTTTAGCCCTGGCTGGTTGGACTGGCCGCTATCAACGCGCATGCCCGCTGGCGCATCTTCGAACCGCACCACCATCTCACCTCTCATGTTCGCGGTCGCGCCAGCACGCCCTGCACCAGCAATGAACTGATGCCGCCAGCCTGCGGGACCGCCGCCTGCGAGCGGAGGCGCATCGCCGGAGCCGGCCCCATCGCCCGCCGCCGTCACTCTCGGGAAAACACCAGGTGCACCAGAGGAAGCCACACCACCAAGACCACCGGCCGCGACCGGCACCTTACGGCTGAACACGAAATTGAAACCATCGATCAAGGGCTGCACATAGGGCCGGATGCGGTCCCACATCTTCCGGAACCAGTCAACAATGGGTTCCCAGTTCTTGATGATCATGCCCAGCGGCGTGAAGCTGAACACCGTCTTGATGAACTCCCATCCTGCAGCGAAGCCGGATTTGACGACATCCCACATCTCGCTGAAGAACGGCCCGACAGATCGCCAATTGGCAATCAGGAAGCCGGCCGCCAATGCGATGAGACGCACGGCGATGCCGATAGGCGTCAGGTTCGAGACGGCCAGGAACAGCTTCGTGGCCATCGTTGCACCCAGCACCGCGATACGCAGACCGATGAAGCCGACTGCAGCGCCCACAAGTCCCTTGATCAGCCAGGGATTAGCTGCCGCCATGGAGGCGATCCCATCTGTGATCGGGCCGGCAACCGCCAGCAAGCTATTGAGCGGCGGCAGCATCACGTTGCCGACGTTGATACCAAGCGCAATCACCCGGTTGGTGAAGAGCTGGATATTGTTCGCCGTGGTTGCTGCCCGCGCCGCATACTCCTGATTCATGGAGTTGGCGAACTTGGTGGCATCCGTGACCTTGTCCAGGTTCTCCTTCAGCTTGTCCAGGTTCGTCAGCATCGGCGCAATGGCCTCAATCGACTCCCGGCCGAAGAGCTGCTGCAGCACCGACGCCTGCTTCGGCTTGTCGACTTTGCTCACCGCCGTCAGCACGCGCAGCATCGTGCCCTGGGCGTCCTTCTGCATATCGACGGCCAGCTTCTTGGCATCGAGCCGCAACGCCTTGAAGGTCTGTTGCTGTTGCTTCGTGGCCGAAGCCCCGGCCGTCAAGGTCAGGAAGAAGTTCTTCATGCCGGTGGCCGCCACATCCTCCTGGATGCCGACACCCGCCAGCGTCGCACCCATTGCCGCGATCTGGCCCGAGGCCAAGCCCGCCACCTCGGCCAGTGGGCCGATGCGCGTCACGATGGCCGAGATCTGCTTGGCCTTCGCCGGCCCGGTGTTGCCGAGATAGTTGATCTTGTCGGACAGCGCGACCACCTCATCCTGCGTCATCCGGAACGAGGTACGCCACTTCGCCATCATCTCGCCGGCCTCGGTGGCGGTCTGGTCAAAGGCCACGCCCATCTTGACCGCATCCTCGGCGAAGCGAGGCAATTCACTGCGATCAAAACCAGCCTGACCACCAGCTGCGACGATGGCTGCGATGTCCTTCGCGGCCATCGGCAGCCGCCGCGACATCTGCAGCACCTCCTGGTTCATCTGCTTGAACTGGGCCGGCGTATCGAAGTTGACCACCTTCTTGACGTCAGCCATCGCCGATTCAAAGTCGATGGCCGACTTCGTTGCCGCGATCATGGTGGCGGCGAAGGCCCCACCCTGCACCAACTCGCCCAGCGAGATCTTCTCGCCCAGGCTGCTCGATGTCAGCTGCTTCCGAAATGATGCGACGTTCTTCCGAATGCCGGCCAGCGTCGGAGAGAGCTTGTCGACGCCGGTGATCAGCGCCTTCAACTGAAATTTATCTGCCATCCCTATCTCTCATTTGCTCAATACGCCAGGCCTGAGACCGATGCTCCATCAACTGGGATATCGTTCGCTCCAACTCGATCTCAGGATCGACCTGCCAGAACCACGCACACTCGTAAGCGATATCGATCAGCTCGCTTGCGTCTCGGAAGTCCCACCCAAGAAAAAACCTGCGATGGCCCAGTACAGGGAATTGAGCTCTCGCGCCGACAGCTCGTCCAGGGCTTCCTGCTCCTTGCCCGAGCAATGCAGCAGGTACTTGCCGGCCGCGTCGGTATTGATGGTCATGGAGCCATCCGGGGAGACCCAGTACGGCAAGGCCTTGACCTCCCGCGTGAACTTGCCGGACGGCTCCTTGAGATCGAATGGGAGTTGCACCTCTTCCTCGTTCTCCTGGCCGAGGAAGAAGCCTGCGACTTCCCAGTACAGCTGGTTGCGATCCACTGCCGCCAGCTGGTCGACCGAGGATTGCGGAATCGCCGCGCAGGCCACCAACAGCCGGGAGGCCGCTTCGGTATTGATCGCCATGGCGTTGTCGCCGGCCATCCAGTACGGCAAGGCGCGAGCTGCGCGGATCTGCTGCCCGGTCGGCGACTTCAGGGTAATTTCAGTGAGCTGCTGGCCATGGGCCATGATGGGCTTGGAAAGCTTCATTGCCAGGTCCCCTTGATGCCGTGGAATTCGAGGCCGGCCTTTGCGTCGTCGCCGGACGTGGTCGGATCGCCCACCAGATAAGCGCCGGTCAGCACGTAGGTTTTCCCGTTCTTGAATTCGCAGGTCACCGTCATATTCGTGCCCTCGGCCAGCTTGGCGCGCGGGAAGTTCGGCGTATCGACCGCATCGCACTTGATGTACGGCGTGCGCTCCTTTTCCGAGAAGTAGCCCGGCACCACCGTCTCGCGCGTGGTATCCGTGAGCGGGGCCTCGCAGCCGCCGCTGACCACGAGCTGGTCACCGTCGACCTTGATGTAGCAATCGCCTGCTGTTTTTTGTCCCATAGGATTCTCCAAATGAAGCGGCCCGGACTAGCCGGGCCGATAAGGGTTGATCGAGGATGCTTACGCCGTTTCCGCGTACTGCAGGCGGAATTGGTTGAGCAGCGCGAAGATCCGCAGCTGGTTCACGTAATCCGGCGGGAACAGCACATTGAGACGATTCGGATTGTTTGCATCGCGCTCCACGATCAGATACTTCGCAAACAATGCCGAGTTCTCCACCAGGCCGGCCGTCTCCATGAGCTGATACTCACCGATCAGCTCATTGCGAATCACCGAGGGCGTCACGATAGCGTCACCCGGCCCGTATTTGGTACCGTCATTGGCCAGCTTGTGGCGACCGTATTTGCTGGTGATGATCGACTGCAGGCGGCGCATCACCGTCCCGCTGATATGCATCGTCTCCGAGTCGTAATACGAATCGTCGGGCTGGCCGTAGCTGTTGCGCTGGTAAGTCGTACGCGCACGCTCGATCTGCACTGCGGAGCCGGCATACTTCTGCGTCGCGATACCGTTCTTCAGCAAGGCGCTGCGCTCCAGGTAGACGAAGCGCTCACCGGACGGCGCTGGCGTGGAGCCGACCAGTTCACCGGTTTGCGTGGGGCGCGCCGGATCTGCCGAAATGAACGCTGCCTGACGCGCCGTGTAAGCGGCCACGTCGTCCCAGATCAAATCGGGCTTGGTCGGTTCGAAGCCCTCGATGGTCATGTGCGCATCGTTGCGATCCTTCCCGAAGGCCGACAGCTGGCCCATCGTGCCACGGCGGCCGGTGTAGACATGGCCCCACAGCTGCTGGGCGAAGGACCAGCGGCCCGAGCTGTCATTCATCCATTCCTTGAAGTCATCCAGACTGGCCGAGTCCGAATAGGGATGGCAGATGAATTCGAATGGCTCATCGCCGACCAGCGCCAAGAGAGACACCAGATCCGCCGAACCCGCACCGCCCGTCAGGTTCGTCAGGGTGACCGTCACACCGGCCGGCGTTTTCTCGTTGGCCGAGGTGCCCTTGAAGTTCATGGCCAGGCGAATATCGTTGCCGGTATCGCCCTTCCAGCGGCAGGTCAACGTGACCTCCCCTGCAGCCGCAACCGCTTTGACTGGCAGACTGGCCGCATTGATGGCAGCGGCAATGGCCGCAGCGCTCTCTGCAGCGGTCTGACCGATGACCACCGTCGCACGCACGCGGGTCGCGCCCACGTACAGATTCAGCACGCCGCCCTCGGTCGCAACACCGGCAAAGGTAACCTTGCCGGCCGCCGCCGTCCCGGTGTCCACCTTCACCGGCAGCACCCACACCTCGCCAGCCGGATCAGACTTGCGCCAAGCGGTGTACATGGTGGCGAGCATCGAGCCAGCACCGCCCAAGGCCACGGCGTCACTGACGCGCGCCATGGGCTGCAGTTGGTTGACCAGCAGCACCTGGTCATCGTTGACCTGGGCAATCAGGAGGCGACGCAGCGTCGAGGTGGCGCTGTTAGCCATGCTGTTGTCCATCTCACCATAGAACAGCGGCACGTTGGCATCAGCCGGCGTATTGTTGAACGGGACCGTCATTTGGACTCTCCTTCATCCGTTGCGGACTTGGCTGCCGACTTGCCAGCAGGCTTTGCGGTACCTGCGGCGTCATCGCTCTTCGCGATCACAACGTCGCCGGAATTCACGGCGCGCACCCAGTAGGCGGTACGCGGTACGCTCCGGCCCTCGGCCGGAAGATCTTCGCCGCGCTCGGGGTCATGGACAACACGGCCCTCGCCCGGCTTGACGAAAATGGAGCGGTCATTACTCACTTGTAAACTCCTGGTTGATGGTGATTTCAATACGCCCATCCGGGCCGGGGTACTTCAGGTTTTTGTCCGCCATCGGATCGATAGCGTCCAATTCGAACTTGATGCCTTCGAGCCGGGGGAGCTCATCGCGTACCACATCGCCCCAGTTCTCGGCCGGTCCCGCCGCATCTCCCCGCCCGAGCTGGAACTCGGTGAGATAGGAGAAGCGATAGACGATGCGGGATCGGTTCTGCAGGATGAGCTGGCCTCCGACGAACTCGATGGGATCAAAGTCCGGCATGGGCTTCCAACCGACCAGCGCCAGCGACAACAGACTGCGCACCATATGCACGTCGTCAATGCGCTCCAGGTCCTGACCATTCGGTGCATCCAGCACCACGACCACATCAAACTGATCGGTGACGTCTTGCGCGACCAGGCTCTGGTACTTGTTGCGCTCGGCATCTGAATCGCCGACGATCACATAGGCACAGGGCGTGGCTAGCTTGGCGCTAGAAGCCTTGATCCTTTGCCATATCAGAGTTCCTCGACTTCCAGCAGGGTGAAGCGCGGCGCGCCGTTCATCGCCATGGACCGGCGCACCCGGTACACCTGTTCACCATGCACGATTTCATGGTCCGTGGTGATGCCCAAGATCCGTCGCAGGAAGATGCGATGAGTCACCTTCTCCTCGATCTGCACACTCCCCGCATAAGTGGCTGCACCCACCGGTTCGATCTTGGCCCAGCGGCGTCTCTGGCCCCCAAACTCATGCGAAAGTTCGGCATCGGCCAGCGGCAGATCCTGTCGGTGTCGGATCTCGATCCGGCGATTCAATTCGCCGGCCATCGGTTCATCGAGCGCCATTACACCCCCATGCACTTGCGATACGGTTGCAGCAGGGACTGCGACGGGCGTGCCGTTCTTGTCCTTCTCATACAGGCCGAAAGGGAGCGTCGAGATCACCTCGGATAGTAGGCGAACGCATGCCATCGCTGTACTCAACTGGAGCGTCGAGTGCACCGTCACCCGCTGACCGGAGAAGTTGTTGCCCAGCCAGCCGCGCCAGAAGTCGCCATCCGTCAGCTGGATCTCTCGACCAAGCCAGCCAGAGACCGCGCCGGCCACCGCCGACTTCATGCGGCGGGGCCATGTTTGCTTATCTGTTTTCATGCAATGATCGGATTCTTCAAAAAGTCGTCCAGGTCGCCGGAGTCCTCGGGTTCTCCGAGCGTCCCGCCGAGACCTTGCAGCCGTATTCGTGATAGCTCCAGCAGACCGACCGCTTGTCGGTACCGGAATTGGTGATCATGAAGATCAGGGCCTGCTTCCGGCTCTTCGTACCGGCACGCATCATCTCGATCACGAGCGGCGACTTGTGCTCATGCACTTCATCGATCAGGGCAATGTGTGGCCGTGGGCCGGACTGGCCATCGTCCGCGCTGATGGTACGGAAGAAACTGGACGTGGCGTGGTACGCCAGGTTGAACTCCTTACCGTCGCCGCGTGATAGTACGTGGGCTGTGTCCGCAATCTATGGCAGCCCGGTAAAGGGCTCGGGCATCTTGAATAACTCGATGTATGTGGGCCAGTACGTCTGGAACAGATCTCAATGGATCAAAGACCCGGATACCGGCCGGCGCCAAAGAACAGAGCGCCCCCGAGAGGAATGGCAGATGGCCAGCCTACCAGAGCTGCGCATTATTGATGACGAACTCTGGCGCCGCGTCCGCGAGCGCATCGATGCCGGACGGGACGAACATGGGCGCAAGCGCCAGGTCAGGCCGGCGACGACTCTCTTTGGGGGGATGATGCTCTGCCCGCACTGCGGCGGGGCCGTGGTGGCGATCAATGCGGAGCGCTACGGCTGTGCGGCCGCGAAGGATCGTGGCCCGGCCGTGTGCAAAGGCTTCTCCATCCCAAGAGACCTGGTTGAGAAGCGCCTGATTTCGATTATCCGGGCAGAGCTGCTGTCACCGGTGGCTGCCGCCGAGTTCGAAAAGGCTTTTGAAGAGTTGCTTATAGAAAATACTGGCTCGACTGAAGATGTGGCCCAAGCTACCAAACGGATCACCCAGCTCACAGCCGAGATCGGGCGAGTGATTGACGCCATCACCATGGTCGGCGCCTCGGAGGCGCTGGCCTCCAAGCTGAAAGCTTTGGAAAATGATCGTAGCGCGCTGCAGCGCCGGCTTGCACTCAAGGCAGCAAGTGAGGCGGCACGCACGCCCAATGTCGGCAGCATCTTCAATGAGATCCTGATGAACCTGACGGATGCGCTGCGGGAGAACCCACTGATGGCCAGGAAGATCCTGGGCGATATCTTCGGCTCGATCCAGCTGGAGGTGAGGGAAGATAACCAAGTGTGGGCCAGAATGGCAACGGCCCAGCTACTTAAGCAAGTAGCCGGGCCGTCTATATCGGTGGTTGCGGGGGCGGGATTTGTTGTTCAGAAACAGCGGGTGAAGCTAAATTAGCCCCTTACCCTACTGATTACGAATTTGCGAGGAAAATTATAAAAATCAAGAGATTAGGGTAATTTTTGCTCCGCAATTCTAAAAATCGACGGCTCGCAAGATCAAGTAGTACGCCGCGCGATTTCGATTTTCCGAGCGGATTTTCTTTCGTTATATGCGAATGCTTCCTATATCTTCCAGGGTGGAGAAATTCCCACGTAAACGGCCATTTTTCCTGCCCCACTTATCTATACTCCGGCTTTTTATCAAAATTTCTGCGCACTTCCGATATCAAATGTTTACGCCGGAAATGCAGCTCCCCAATCTACAAGCCGCGGTCGCCGTCCTTACCGTCCGAGCGAGCACACGATTTGCGGTTTTCTTCGATGAAAAGCAGAAATTCGGCATGCGATCTTGCTGCGGTCAGTAGCTGAAAAAATCTCGGGTCCGAAACTGGATAAAGCGCACGCGCTTGAATTTCTAAACAGCTAAAGATCTCTCGAATGTCTTTCCCCTCCGCACCTGATGCATGCAATTCAATTAGACAATTTCTTATTTTTTTCGCATCAAATCGCCTACAAGTTCACCCTGCTTCGCCGTATCTGCCAATGCTCGAATTTCCTGCAGATAACGATCAACTATTTCTCTCCAAACTACCTCCAGCATGCCCCCTCCCTGTTCATTTCGCTCTTCAAACACATTTGAACCGATGATCTGTATCAGGAAGACCCTGATAGCAGTGAAGCTGACGATGTCCACCGCACTATTCTTTTGATTTGATCCTGATTTTCTCAATAGCGTCGTAGACCTCTTTTTTAAACTTTTCCCCTTCGCCATCTTCCATTTCGAGTACTACCTGCTCTAAATTTTCAGACAGCAGGTGAAGTTCGGTAGTTAGCTTTTCCATGGCGTGAAATAAAGCTTCCGCATCTTCCTTGGAAAGCGATTCTGTAGTTTTTTTATCCATTTTTTCACCTCTATTGAATGGCGACGGGTCAGTATTTTCCCGCCGCCGTATGGCCGAGAGCACTCAGATTTTGAACGTTGAAACAATCTTGGAGAGTTCTGCTGATTCTCCTTGTAGAGATTTGGCTGCTGCTGCAGCTTGCTCAACCAATGCAGCGTTCTGCTGTGTGACGTTATCCATTTGGGTAATGGCGAGGTTGACTTGCGTAATGCCATCACTCTGCTCTCGACTTGCGGCTGATATCTCAGATACGACCGAGCTGACGCGTTTGACACTCTCCACTACGTCACCGATCGTTTGCCCTGCTTGAGCGACTAACTGACTGCCGGTCTCTACCTTCTCAACAGAATCGCTAATCAGAACCTTAATTTCTTTTGCCGCTGCGGCGCTACGCTGGGCCAAGCTACGGACTTCCGTGGCGACCACCGCGAACCCACGCCCCTGCTCACCTGCTCGTGCAGCTTCTACGGCAGCATTAAGAGCTAAGATGTTTGTTTGAAAGGCGATGCCATCAATGACGCTGATGATGTCAACAATCTTCTTCGACGAATCGTTGATTTGACTCATCGTCTCAATCACCTGGTTCACTACCTCCCCTCCTTCACCTGCCACGCCAGACGCGGACACCGCCAGCTCGCTCGCCTGACGTGCATTCTCCGCATTTTGTTTCACTGTCGATGTCAACTCCTCCATTGCCGACGCTGTTTCTTCTAAGGAGCCTGCCTGCTCTTCGGTACGGCTGGAAAGGTCAAGATTGCCGGCCGCGATTTCGGTCGAAGCAGTTTCAATGTTGTTCGTGCCAGCCCGCACTCGCGTAACAATAGAAGCCAAGCTTTCCCTCATTGTCCGGATAGCGAACAATAGGCTCGTGTCATCCCCTTGTTTGGTATCTACTTGGATGGAGAGATCCCCTCTGGCAATCTTGGATGCGATCTCTGCTGCATAGCTGGGCTCGCCGCCAAGTTGGTTAAGGAGGCCTCGGGTGATGAGTAAGGCGATAATGGTACTTGCAACCAGCGCAATAGCAGCCAATGAAATGATGACGACGCGAGATGTGTCTGCCGTTTTGCCTGCATCCGTTCTTGCAGTGTCAGCCTCTTGCTTCACCGCGGCCAGGAGGAGGTCGATATCGGCCACAATCTGACGCCGCAACGGACTGCATTCATGAACCAGGAAGTCGCCATACTCTTGCATTTTTCCAGCTTCACGATAAGCCCGCGGTCGACGAAGTTCGTCTGCCATTTTGAGTAGGCCCGCGCTGACTGGCCCGAACTCTTTCGTATTTCCCAAGGCAGGTTGTAGCTTTTTGAGAGCCGCCAAGTAGATGTTCTTTTGCTCATCGACGATATTGAGTTCTTTTTGGGCGTCGGTATCGGATTTAAAAATGTATGCGTTGCGAGCTGCGAGCCCGGTCTGCCCGAGCGCTTCCCGCATTACATAAATAGGGCCCAGCTTATCTACCTGAAGATCGTTGCCGTGCTCCATTGCTTTGGTGACTGAGTTCAAGCTTATCCAAGCAATAGCCGAAAGGGCCACCATTAGAACCAGCAGTGCGCCGAAACCGGCCCCCAGTTTTGCTCCGATCTTCATATTTGCGAACGCCTTCATGGCTCATCCTTTCGTTGCTGAAGAATTAATGATTAAATTACTTTAATCGGTTTTTAATTACTTAATTCATTGTATTTGCTTTTATTGTGTTTTCAACGGAAAACACGGATGCGCTGGCGGTATTTCGCATTAAAGCGACTTCGATTTTCCTGATTGACAGGCCGGGACTAACACGATAAGCGCTGTGGCTGCGTCAAATTGCGTCGAACGAAAGAGGCATTGAGCAGGCCGCCGCGTAGGCTGGGCGGGCTCCAGCTGTTGACGCAAACGTGAGTCAAAACCGACCTATGTAGCGGGCAGGCGCGGGGTGGGGGCAACCGCGCGCGCTGGGTTGAAAAAGGACAAATAGTTGTATTTTTGCAATTATTTCCTACTCCCCCTCCCCTCCAAGACCCTCTGCGGGCTCGTAGGATGCGCCAGAGCAGCGCTCCCGCCCACTGGGAACAAATTCTATTACCCCTCGTCAAAGCCAGCACAACAGCGCCCCCCTTGTGCGCCATATATAACCTGGCGAGAAAATAATGAGTCGTCCCTTCATCACCCTTGGAGACAAGACCAGTCACGGCGGTACGGTCATCAGCGCCGACCTCACCAGCAGCATCCACGGCAAGTACATGGCCCGTGTCGGTGATATGGTGGTATGCCCCAAGTGCAAAGGCGTGTTCGCGATCAACTCTGGCGCATCTGACATGGTGGACGGCGAGGGTCGCGGCTATGCCCGCCACCTGGACACCACCGAGTGTGGCGCCCGCCTGCTCTGCACGCAGGCGACAACAACCTGGTCAGAGGAATCAACGATTGGCGATTCAGCAGCGGACGCCAAAGCAGAGGCGCTTGCTACCGCATCCCAGGTCGCGGCTTCGACCGACTCCGGCATCTGCCTGGATTGCCTCCGCAAAGCCGCACACTTCGGCAGCCCAATCGTCATCCGGGAGTGACAATGCTCGACGTGCAATTACGGTTGGAACAACTGCACCACTCCATTCCCGCGCTTCGGCTGTACGCGCTAGTCGATGGTGTGCAGTACCAAGCCAAGCTCTGTAAGCGATTCCACCCGAGTAGCGGGCTGTTCCCCCTGTTTGCGCGAACTCCGGACGCAGCGCTGGCCCACGCAGGCCCTTGGCTGGTAGACACGTCCATCGCAGACGAGGCCACCATCGCCGAGCTGACCACCCTCGAACGAGATGCGCCGTCGCTTACCTGGCTGATCGCGCCGCAAGACCTGGAAGGTCTCGGACAACTGCTGCAACTGCGACTGGACGTGAATATCCCAGACGGCCGCCGCGCCTTGCTTCGTTTCTGGGATCCGCGTGTCCTGGTCAACCTGGCGCGCACGCTCGATGCGCCACAGCGTGAGCAGTTCTTCGGCCACATTCATGAGTGGCACCTGCTGCATGAAGGCAGGCGCGTTTGGATCGGGAGGCAACATGCTGACGCTCACTGAGGCGCAGTGGCAGAACCTGCAACAAGGTGAAGCCCGCCAGTTCGTTGCGGCCGTGTGTGATGAGTTCCTCGCCAAGCGCCCCGAAATGAGTGACGAACCGGGCCGTGAGGTAGTATTGCAGCGTATGCAGGATGCTTACGACTACGCTGCCCGAGCAGGTTTTACCAGCACACCGCACATCGTGCGGCTGATGTACCTGTCTGCGGACGCTCCGCGCATCCAGGATGATCCCCTAGTCGATCACTACCTGCGCAAGCCCGGCGCGACGCCTGAACAACGGCTCGACGACCTCGATGCCGTCATGAACCATATGCTCAAGGGAGATCGTTAATGGTGTCACTGGCGGTACCGCTGATCGAGGGCGTGGGCGTCCGTATCTTGACTGCACTCGGTGTGGGCGCCATCGGCGCGGCGGGCGAGGTTGCGAGGGAGCGTGCGCTGAAACGCCAGGAAGAAGCTGAACAGGCAAAGTCTGCGCCTATCGCGCGCGCCGACGCGACAACAAAGGAGCGAACCAAGTGCAAAGACTGCCCCCCAGACAAGGGCGTACCATTCCAACGCAACTTCACCGTGCGCAAATCGTGGGTTGACTATCAGGCGAAGATTACAGGGATGCCAAACGGGCCGACGTTCATCATGGAATGGGCCTTCGCTGGCACGCGGTTCGATGGTTTCGTGTCGGCCGAGTGCCGCCTCCAAGACGCCAAAGCGGGGTACGACCAATTCTTCAATGAGTGGGGCGAGTTCAAGTACGACTTTCAGGAGCGAATCTTCGTCGAGATGACAGAGGCTGCCATCACTCAGAACGGCAAGGCAGTTCCTAAGCCTCCCGTGCAGCTTTGGTGGTATTTCCAAGAACCTGTCTCCTACCGATACATGCAGCGGGTTTTGCAAGCCGCCGCCCCTCAAATCCAGGTCATATTCCAGCCATGAATCCACATCTGAACCACCAGCTCGAAGTTCGGTTTAAGACCAGCGGCGCGGAAGGAACATCATTTGAGTTCCACCTGCAACGGATACAGGCTTTTTTGAAGCTTGTAGCGAAGTTCGACCCTCTACTTCAAGACACCGAGTGGCTGGTCGCAACCGGCGTCCGCGACACCTCATACCTACACTCGGTATTTGATGTGAATGGGCCAACTACATCTGCGCTCGCCGTGTTGCATGAGCAGTCGAAGAAGAACGATGCGGTCAAAAGCCTGACCTTGTGGAACGGGCAAGAGAATCGTGCAAAAGGAGCGTCCATCACCTGCATGTTCGGCCGTCAGGACGGGGTAGCAAGTAGCTTCAAGCTGTCTATCAGATCACCCAGAGAGCAGATGCGGTTGGGAGGCTGGAGTCAGGTGGCGGAGGCTCTTAGCGCAGCAGCAAGCGTCTTTGCGCCGATATATGGAGTGATAGAGACGACGTACTACGACGCCGTATTCAAAGATCGTCCCGGTGTCGGCTGGATGCTCTACCTCCCGAAGGTACTGACCGCTCAACAAGTCCCAGAGGCCCGCGCACTTCTGCCTGTCATGGGCCAAGACGAAAAAGGCAAAGGCATGCAAATCGGCACGATCATGGTGAGCGTCACTGACGAACCGTTTTCTGACGAGAACCCAGAACACGTCAAGATCGCTAATGCCATCGAAATCCGCCTGGTCGATCAGGATTTGCTTCCCCGCTTTGCAGACATGTGAAGGTCGCCATCGCTCGGCTTGGAGCGGTTGGATTGCCGATCAAGTTGTCAGCATCATCGTTCATGATCCTCTACCCTCATTGGCGGGAAGCTGATAGGGACGGAAGCTGACGCTCAAGGAAGATCGTTGATGGCGTCATTGGCGGTACCGCTGATCGAGGGCGTGGGCGCCCGTATCTTGACTGAACTCGGTGTGGTCGTCGTCGCCGGCGCGGCGGGTGAGCTATCGCTTCTTTTCCAAAGTATTCTCCGCAATGCGCCCCCTCGAAACGGTATTCCAGCCATGAAACGCCCCTACGAACTGACCACCATTTTCCGGCAACCTGGCGCGCTGCATGTACCCGCCATGTTGACCGAGCTGCATTCAATCCGTCAGGAGCTCAAAGCATGTTCACCCCTGCTCGACGAATGGCTCTTGAAGGGCAACACCAAGGATGAGGCCTACCGTTACGAGGTCTTCGATTCCGCGGGCCCCACAACAGCCGCCATCGCCGTACTCACTGATTCGTTGAAGACAACTGTCGATCCCAAGATCGTCAGCATGTGGAATGGGAAGGAAGGCCCGGAAGGGGCCTCGCTGCAATACGTTGGCCGGGTCGCTCCCGAGACAAGCATGATCGTGCTACGAGCAAAGCCAGCCGCGTTTTCTCTATCTGCTGAACCGATCTTGAAACTCGTTCTCGCAGAGGTCAGCCTCCTTGCCCCTTGTGTAGTGACGGTGGAGACAGCGAGTTATTTCGACAAGAAAGTCTTTAAGGATCGTCCTGGAGTCGGATGGATGCTTTACCTTCCTCACGCGTTGACCATCCAGCAAGTCCCCGAGGCGCGCGCACTTTTACCTGTCATGGGAAAGGGCAAAAACGGGCAGGACATGCAAACCGGCACGATCCTGGTCAGCGTTACCGACGAACCGTTTTCCGACGAGAACCCCGAACACGTCAAGATCGCGAATGCCATCGAAATCCGCCTGGTCGATCAAGACTTGCTTCCCCGCTTCGCAGACTTATGA